GAGAGGTACCCATTCAACCCTCTTACCGCGTATGCAGTGAGCAAGGTTGAGGCCGAGAAGGTAGTTAGGAGTAACTGGGAATACTCCATACTTCGCATGGGCACACTTTGGGGAGGGTCTCCAAACTTCCGTAGGGACATCGTAGTTAACGCGTTTATGCACGAAGGAATCCACTCCGGGATTATTCGGCCGAAGGCCCAGGCCAGGCGGCCAATGCTCCATGTAGCTGATGCTGCCAGGACTATGATGCTGGCCGGCAGATCTGGCCTATGGATGAACCGAGTGGTAAACGTTGGGGCGGAGAACACAACGGTCAGCGATATCGCCAAGGCCGTTGCATTCTACCTTGCCATTGACGTTGACTGGTCAGAATCCAAAGAGCCGGACAAGCGCGATTACGCGATGGACTGTTCAAGGTATAACAGTATCTCGGCTGAGCTGGCGCCTCTTCTTAGGGTAGGGGACATTGGGGCTATGGCCGGAGTTCGGTCTTCGGTGCTGGCTTACGGCAAACCGTACCCGACCAGGCTAGAGCAATTGCGGACGTGGTTTGACAACTACAAAAATCCGTGAGAGAATAGGGTCGTAGAGACCAATTTCTACGAGGGCTCCTGCGTAGGTCTCCGCAGGAGCCCTCAACTATCTGAGACTAGGTGGCGATATGTACGTTAAGGACAAGATCGACCAGGTCCTAAGGGACCGTAACGAAGTCGGTAGACCGTCTAAGAGAAAGTGGCGCGGCAGCCTTCTTGGTGGATGCGTCCGGGCGCACTGGTACTCAGCCAATGGCGTGCCTGCTTCGGAGCCATTTACCGATGACACCCTGCGAGTATTCGCAATGGGTAATGCGGTTGGTGACTTCCTGGAGAAGGCACTGCGCGAGGCGTACGGAGACAGGATCAGATTCGAGGTTCCGGTTATATCAGACGAGTTCGACTTTGCCGGAAACATTGACGCCTTGATTCAACTAGAGAGCGGCAAGGTAATCGTTCTAGAATTTAAAAGCATCAAGCACCAAGGGTTCATCAGACTCAAGGACCCCAAGCCAGAGCATGCCATACAGGTGGCATCTTATGCCAGGTTGATCGGGGCTCAGGACATCGAGGCCTGGGTGGTATACGTCGACAAAGAGAACTACAACATCCTGGAGTTCCAGGTGGACATACCCTCTTGGGCCGACCGAGCCAGGAGAATCCTAAATGTGCTAGACTACTATGGCGACCGAAAACCGCCACGGTTGCCAGAGGCCGACACACGGAAGTGGCCGTGTGGATGGTGCAATTGGCGGACAGAATGTCTAGGAGGTACAAATGGCTGAGGCCAAGAAGAACCTAGCTGCCAAGCTCGTGGACATCATGCGGGCAGTTGGATACATCCGTAAGTCTGGAACTAACCAGGCCCAGGGGTACAAGTACGTAATGGCTACCGATGTGGCGGACGCGGTTCGCGAAGAGATGGCCAAGAACAACGTGTCGATGGTCCCATCGTCAGTCGATGTGGTTGCGGAGGGGCTCACGCCTAGCGGCAAGCAGACCCTCCTTACACTTCGATTTACGTGGACGCTGACAGATGGAGATACTGGCGAGACAATCTCGTTCCAGTCCATTGGCACAGGATCGGATAGCAGCGACAAGGCTGCGTACAAGGCGGCCACCGGTGCGCTTAAGTACGCACTCCTGACCGCTTTCCTTATCCCTACAGGCGACGACCCGGAGAATGACAGCGGCGACAAGACAATTGCCGACGCAGCTGCTAGAATCTTCGAGGCTAAGCCAGCGGCAAAGGCGCCCGCCAAGACAGCGTCTGCAGACTTTGAAGGGGTGGACTTCTAATGGAACGACTTGATCTTTGGTTTGGCAAGGAGGCTCCGGTTCGCAAGCGCATCGAGAAGCTTGGGGTAAATGCCCTGACCTTCCGCGGGCAGGCTCAGACAGCTGAGTACGATTCGTGGGTGGCCAACAAGAAGCAGGGCCCAGAGCCAACTGTACGGTACCTGAACGCATCAGTTACCGTGTTTGACGAGGGGCTATGTGAGCACGTCGAGAAGATTTACGCTTCGTACTCCAAGAAGTTGGAGTCAGACAGCCGCGATCCTCGGCCTCATATTCACGTCATTGGCCGATACAGCGGAGAGAAGAAGCTGTCCGATGACGGCAAGAGGTACTTCGTCGACTTCAATGTTGTCGAAGCTAGCCCACTAATCTTTGGGCCACTTCGCAAGTGACCGTAGAGTTCAGCGGTGCCAGGGCAGTAATCGAGGCATCTCGATGCGCCCTGGACCGCGAGTACTCTAAGCGTGACCATGCAGAGTGCGAGTGGTGTGCGCATCTTCCGGCAGACATCGTAAAGAGCGTCTGGATGTGGATGCGAAACCCCAGCAATTCGGCTGAGATCTCTAAGGAAGATCGAGGCGAGGAGCAGCTTTGGTAGCAGTGTTCTTGGCTGCAGCAATTGCTATCTGCGGCTACGGACCAGACGAGAAAACCAAGGGATGGGCCTCTTGGTATGCCTCTCCGCTAGCATCTAGCAGCAATTACAATAACCCCTGGTACACACGCGGTAAGAACAAAACCCTTAACTTCGCAGCGGTAAAATCATTCCGCTGGGGCGACACTCCGTACAACATTCAGTTGTGTGCGGTTAAGACCGGCAAATGCGTTATAGCTAGAGTGGTCGATCATTGTAGCGGCTGCACCGGCAAGCGACTAGTCGATCTAAGCCCGATACTTTTCACAGCGCTTGGCATCCCGCTCCACCATGGAGTGGCCAAGGTGTTTCTTAGGAGGTTGGATGGCGATCAAAGGTCCTCTTACTGCAGCCCAACGGCGCGGTAGGAATAATAGAAAGAGGGGGAACTCAATTGAGCTCTGGGCCTGTAAGGAACTTGGCATTTCTCGTACGGGAATGTTTGGAGGGAAGGCTGATGGGGGCAGACACGATGAGTGGCTGGTCATTCAAGTCAAGTCTGGCCCGTCCAATTTCTCGGAAAAGGTTTGGGGGCTCCTTGAGTCGCTTAAGCCGAATGCTTCGCAGCTCAAGGCGGTAGTCTTTGCGAGCGCTGACGGACCAGGGGTCAAGCGCCGGGCTTATGTTGTAACTACCCTGGATGATTTCAAAGAGTGGTTTGGAGGTAGGTATGGATCAGACACCGAAAATACTGAGTAAGGGAATTTTCCTGGATGAGCGAGGGTTCTTTCAAGAGGTCTCCAAGGAGGGAGACGACGTGATGAACTCCTTGGGTACCATCCGTCAGATCAATATGAGCAAAAGTAAAAAGGGAACAATCCGTGGCATCCACGCCCAGACCGGGATGTCTAAGGCTATGTGGGTTCCGTACGGCAGCGCTCAGATTGTAGCTGTGAACCTTGATGTCACTTCCGGTGACTTCGGGAAAGTAGTTACGCACCACATGGCGGCAGGAGACGGCAAGGTATTCTGGGCTCCAGATAACTGGGGCCGAGGGTTCCTAGCCCTGGAAGAAGGCACAATCGTCTCGTACGCGTGCTCTGACGTTTACCGGCCCGGGTCAGAGCTTGGCGTTAACCCAATGACTTGTGGAGTTTCATGGGATCTAAACAGGATATCTGACGTTGAGATCCTGGTCAGCGATAAGGATCGAGGCGCACAGAATATTGAGGACTTGAAGAAATGATACCTAAGAAGCCTAAGACTAAGCCATCTATTGACCAGGCGTTGATGGAATGGAGAATTATTTATGCCGCAGTTTTGCAGACGTTTTACGACTCTCAGGAGATTGACGCTGAGGCTGGCGGAAGAAATGACACGGCAATTGAGGTTGCGGGTCAAGTCGCAGCCGAACTATGGAAGGGAGTTGACCATGGCGACGACGCCTGAAGAAGTACAGCAACAGCCCAAGTTTGCTCAGCGAGTTATGGATAAGATCACGGCACCGGTCGGCGATCACGCAGGAAAGCAGAGAGTGGTATTCTTGGCAATTGCGGCGGCAGCTACAACAGCTCCCCAGCCATTTGCTGGCCTAATGGCAGCTCTCATCCTTGCCTTGGCGTACGACCGTAAGCGTTGATTCACTTCACTTGCCCTCAGTGTGATAGTGAGGCAGTATCGCCTCACCGAAAGAGGGCAAAGAAGTTCTTAGTTTATGGAGCCAGGCAATACGTTGCGAGGATGTACGTGTGTGGCAATTGCCGGCACAGGTTCATCGTGGTATCATTCATAGCTCGCGGCAGGGCAGCTGTCGCAATAGAAGAGAGGTTGGAAGATGAGCATTGACTTCAATAAGTACCAGAAAGATTCTTCCGCCACATCCGGCGCGTTCCAAGACCTTTACAGCGACCAGGCCAGGCTTGCCATCGCTGGTCTTGGTCTGGCCGGTGAGGCTGGCGAAGTTGTGGACTACCTTAAGAAAGTTGTTGGACATGGCCACAAGCTCGACAAGGACAAGTTGGTGAAAGAGCTGGGCGACGTGTTGTGGTATGTAGCAGAGATTTGCAGCGCGATCAACGCGGATATGTCAGACGTGGCGCAGCAGAATATAGACAAGCTCAAGGCCAGGTACCCTGATGGGTTCAGCAGCGAGCGGAGCATCAACCGTGCGGTATGACGTTCCCCAATCGTTCCAAGATTATTTCTACAATCTCTACGGGGATTGCTGGGAGATCCTTGTTTCCAGGCAGCGTGGCTACGGACCTACTAACATCGAGGCCCTTGGCCCCCATGGTGTGTTCTCTCGCCTGGCGTCAGACAAGTGCGCCAGGGTTTGGAACTCTATGAATGGCAGCATCGAGGGCGGTAAGATCAACCTAAACGAGGACTGGTACGGACCGGAGGTGCGTGACGCCCTAATAGATATCGCCAACTATGCCATGATCATGATTTCCTTGGGAGAAGAAAAGTGGTCTACCCTAGCGAGGGACAATAATGGCGAGCAGGGTTGAGTCTGAGCTGGAGCGTCTAATCTCCGGCAGAAAGTTTACGGCAGAGCAGATAGAGGCCATACGATCTTCGATTGTTCGCGGCGACGTCGACACCATTGCACACGCCGCTGCCGGGGGAGTAGCCCTGGCCATAGAGATCATTAGGAAGTATGAGCAAGAAACCCAAAGACGAAGCGGCTGAGTTCTTCCGGCGCGACGCCATAAAGCAGGGTATGTCCCTCAAGGACTATTGTGACAAGTATGGCATCGACTACTGGGATTTAGTCGGGAAGACGCGCCCGGAGATTCCTATAAGCCAGACCAGGGTAACTTGACCGTTCCCTGGTCTTCTGCTAGGATGCCCATAGAAAGGAGGCCATCTATGGACATGGCATACACTAAAGATCAATTTCAGGGGAGATACTACAGAGGGAATTGGGACGTACCAATGGTCCACAAGATGCTGGACTGGGCTGTCGAGAGAGCTGTCAGGAATGGTCACACGTTTCTGAGGCTTGTGGTTGACGACCCCAAGGTCTATGCCCTAAACTGCATGTATTGCGAGTCTTGGGCTTGCATCTCATCCCATGGTGACGACTTCGGAATCTGGGGTGGAGTGGTATATCGAGAGTGCAACGGAGGCCAAAATGAATGAGGTACAGGATTTCTGGGTTTACTGCCCATCCGAAGGGAAGAAGCATGGGCTGCTCGATCTTATGAAGAACGAGTCCGGCGGTCTTCTTCTATATTGCAGCAAGTGCTACAAGCCACGAAAGAAGAAGGCTTAGTATGCATCTAGCACCGCATGACCAGATAGCAGAGCAGGCTCTTGTAGGTAGCGTCCTTATTGATCCGTCCATCTTCAGCCAGCTTTCTGAGCTGATTAAGAGGGACGACATTTACAACGTAGGTCTACAGGAAGTTTGGGGCGCCTTCGAGCGCCTTGACTCCAAGGGCGAGCCTATCGACCAGGTAACTGTCTACGAGGAGGCTAAGGCGTACCCGGGTATCGCCAACATCATCACAGAGACTATGACATCTACTCCATACGCCGGTAATCCGCAGGCGTATGCGAAGATCGTTGCGGACAACGCGGTCTACCGCAGGCTGATTGAAGCAGCTCGCAAGATCGCAGAGCTGGGGTACAGCTCGCCAGATTCGACTGAGTCAGCCCTGGACAGGGCCGAGTCGATCCTTTTCTCCGCCAGCCGAAGCCAGCGAAGCGGTAGGTTCTGGACAGCGCCAGAGATGGTGGGTCGGGCCTATGACCGAATCGCTCGCATCGCGGCGGGGGAAAGCAGGGCTGGAGTTCCGACCGGCATTGCAAGCATCGACCGAGTCACAGGCGGATGGCAGAAGTCTGACCTGATCATCATTGCCGCACGCCCTAGTGTCGGCAAGACTGCCCTGGCTACGACGATGGCCATGAATGCAGCTGCTGCCGGTAAGAAGATTGCGATCTTCTCAATTGAGATGAGCTCTGAACAGATTGGTGCCCGAATGCTTTCTTCCTCTAGCGGTGTTCCGCTTCAGAATATCCGACAGGGTGTGCAGAATGGCATGGACCTTGCGCGAATTGCAGCGGGTGTCTATGAGGTAGAGAGGGCAGACATAAATGTAGACGACACCCCATCTGCAACCCCTGGAGAGTTGAGATCAAAGTGCCGACGACTTCTTTCAGACCGCGGGGTTGATTTGATTATCGTCGACTACCTTCAGCTAATGAGCCCTGATCGAGTGTCAAAGGACGGAAATCGCGTAAGCGACGTTAGCGACATCAGCCGCGGCCTTAAGATGCTAGCACGAGAGTTGAACGTTCCGGTTATTGCCCTTTCGCAGCTCTCGCGCTCGTCTGAGTACCGTGAGTCTGGTGAGCCTCGCCTGTCTGACCTTAGGGACAGCGGCGCCATCGAGCAGGATGCCGACGTGGTTCTTATGCTATGGAAGAAGGGCGACGTTGCGTTTGACGACATCGACGAGACCGTGTATGCTAAGATTGCCAAGCACAGGAATGGGCCGACCGGCTTGGCTGAGCTACAGTTTCATCGGCCAACAGCTAAGTTTAGT